ATAAGTCTTTTGCCCAGCTAGTATTGCTTGCTTTCTTGTCATTAGATACTGCTGCAAATGTTCCGGCACTTTTATTTTTTTGGGTCTTTCCCTGTCGCCCCAATATCTTAAATAAAAACACTCAACACAGTCGCCGCTATCAGTGCGCCTTTCGGAAAAATGCCCATGCTTGCAAGGCTTGCCGGTATAGTACCGTTTCAGCCCTTTCTCTTTTGCTTCTTTGCGTGTGATTATCTGCATGTGAAACCCTCCTTTTCAATGCTTTGTAAGTTTGTGGTTGACAGGTTTTTGCTTCTTCGTATAATCCGCAGTTGCGGTGTTAAGCATAACAAGTTAAGCATCACTTGTTGTGCCAACCCAAGTACCTATTGCAAAAAGAAAAGGGTGCCAAACTTGTTAAGCATAACTTGTTAAGCATAGCACCCCAGCCTCTTTTTATTTATTTTCTATCTTGGCGTTGTATAACTCGGCAACCCTAGCTGCTTCTTTCTCTGCTTCTTTGCGTGAAACATTGAAAGCCTTACCAACTGCCATGCCTTCACCTCTCTGCCAAGATACAAGGTCAACATTGTAGGTCTTACCCGACCAATGCTTTGTCATTCTTACCTCATACATTTCTATTTCTCCTCTAGCTCTATCGTTTCCAAAGCCATTTCTAGGACTTTGGGTATGCTTGTCTCGCCTAGCTCATAGGCTTGTATTGTGCGGCGTGACAGTCCTAGCCTTTCAGCAAATGATTGCTGCGTATAGCCAAGGAAAGACCGCCTTTCTCTAAGTTCTGATGGTGTCATTTCTCTATCCAGCTTTTCTCTGATGAGTCTGTAATTGAAGCAATGCCCCAGGAATCCAGCGCATCGCCGTGTATGTTCTGCAAGGTAAGGACTTGCTGCCTTGCCTCGTCTGCTGTATCGCATAGCTGCCAATCGTCTTTATGTGTTGTCTGGACAGAACCCAAGCATGTTGTAAATTTAATCCGGTGAAATACTAGCTGCATGTCTATTCCTCCAATACTAGGCCGTGATATTTGGCATAGCCTATCAAGGCATATTGTGCTTTAGCGTCTATCATGCCGTCAAAAACCTTCATTACGACTTTGCCTTTGTCTGATAGTGATAAGCTGCAAACGTAGTCAATCCCACTGTCGTTGTCTGTCATACAGTCCAAAACTTTACCAGTCCAACACGCAGTAAATGGCTCGTGATGTGTTGATACTATCTCGCCAAGTACGCTGCTTATAAAGCTGCTAGTAAATGCAAAGGCACTAAGCCCGTCTAAGTTTTTCATTGTTTAACCCTCCAGTTCTATAGCCGCTACTGTCTCGGCTGTTTCTATTATGCCGCCAGTCAATGCTGCCCATTCACCCTCGGCGGTGCTTTGTGCTGACTCAAGGCAATCTGCCTCGACAAACACAACCCTCTCTACTGTACCAATTACTGTTACCTGATATTGTGCCATTGTTTGACCCTCCTATGGTTTAATAGCGATTTAAAGGCCACTGACAGCCCTCTAGCCGTCAATGGGTAGTCGGTAGCCTATTTTGCAAAGTGAGCCATTACAGCGTACCAAGTGTAGCTTTGGCTGCTTTCGATTCCAAACAACCACAACCAGTCTATAAAGCCCATTATTATCAAGATTGTGATTATCATACAAAAACCGTTTATAAGTTTTTCAGTCATTGTTTATGCCTCCACTAATTCGCAGTAATCAAGCGCAGCGAATGAGTCGTAATCGAACCCATCCATAGCTTGTTTGATAATGTCGTGATAATTGGCAACAAGTGACTGAGCCAAGAAGCAAGACTTTTTAATGTGCAAGTAAGACTTGACGTCGTATTGCTGGCCGTTCATAGCGTCAATGATATGCTTTGCTGCAAAATATTTGGCAGCTTGCGCTACTGTTAGGCCGTAACTGCGCCCATGACAGAACCGTCGATGACCGCGTTCTAGTTCTTTTTCGATGTTGACTAGCTGGTCACGGTAGCTAGTCCAATTGATATTATTTAACGCGCCTAGTCTTACATAAGCGTCTTCAATAGTTTTCTTTTGTTTTGCTGTAATAGTCATGTTTTAACCCTCCAAGGTAATTGAACATAACCAAGACCTAGCGCACTATCTGCGCCATGTCAACACCCCATAGCAAAAAAAGTTTACACATTGGAAAAAAGTTTGGTTATATAATATAAGTAAGGAAGTGTTGATATTGTTTAGGTTTTGTTTTGGGAAGGGTTAGCTTTGCATTTCACAACACGCACAAAGCACAGGACGACACGCGCTGCAATGCAATCGCCGCGAGCCTATCACAGAATGTTAGGTGTTGCAAATATGTCACAGTGTTGCAGACAAGCCACACTGCATTGTTGTCCGCAGCGCAAAGCATAGGGGGGCATGTTTTGTAAGGCGGCACACCCGACACGGCGCGGCCTGCTATATATATGTTAAATACTACTATTCAACACACACTCAGGAGTAACCATGACCAAGCTAACAAGACAACGTACAGACATTATGCTATCCAGTATTGCAGACGGGCATAGCATTGTTGACGTATGTGAGGCTACTGGCGTGTCTAGGACTGCGTTCTACCAGCGTTGCAAGAAGGATGAGGAGTTTGCTGCTGCTGTTAAGGAAGCACAGCAGTACAGTGCGGAGAAGGCTTTAGAGGAGTTAGATACTTTGTACGGTGATGCGTTGCATGGTAGGAAGGATTACAACCCGAATGTGTTGCGAGACTATGCACATCATGTGCGATGGAAGGTAGGCAAGGTATTGCCTGAGAAGTTTGGTGAGGCTAAGAACCGTGCTGGCGTAGAGGTTAGTGACGGTACGGTTCGGATACTGTGGGAGAGTGACAGTGGCGCAAGCAGTTAAGATACCTTACAAGCCTCGGCCCTTACAGGCAGAGATGCACAACAGCTTAAAGCGATGGAACGTACTGGTAATGCACAGACGCTTTGGCAAAACTGTATGGGCTGTTAATGAGTTAATTAAGAAGGCGCTTACTTGTGAGTTGCCAAGGCCAAGGGTTGCGTTTGTTGCGCCTACTTTTACACAAGCTAAGAGGATTGCGTGGGATTATGTGAAGTATTACGCCGGAGTGATACCAGGTGTTTCTTTTAATGAGACAGAACTGCGTGTTGACTTTCCTAATGGCGGTAGGTTGATGCTGTTGTCTGCTGAGAACCCAGATAGTTTGCGTGGTATTTATTTAGATATGTGTGCCTTTGATGAGTTTGGTATGCAGAACCCAAGGGTATGGGGGGAGGTTGTAAGACCAGCACTGTCTGACAGAGAGGGTGCGGCTATATTTTTAGGCACACCAGCAGGGCATAATCATTTTTATGATTTGCTGGAAACCGCCAAGTTGGAGGTAGAGAACGGGTCTGACCAGTGGTATCACAAGACTGTCAAGGCTAGTGAGAGTGGCTTGGTTAAGGATGATGAACTAGAGGCCGCCCAAAAGCAGATGACACCAGAACAGTACGAACAGGAATATGAGTGTTCTTTTACTGCTGCTATTATTGGCGCTTACTACGGTAAGCTGTTGGATGCTGCTGATGATGATGGACGTATTACTAGAGTTCCTTATGACCCTATGTACCCTGTGCATACTGCTTGGGATTTGGGGATAAACGATTCTACAGCTATCTGGTTCGCCCAGATTTTCCGTGGTGGTGCGGTTAATGTTATTGACTATTACGAGAGTAGTGGTGTTGGTTTACAGCATTATGCGGATATTCTTAATAAGAAGGAATATACTTATGGCGACCATTTAGCGCCGCATGACATTGAGGTTAGGGAATTAGGCAGCGGCAAGTCTAGGTTAGAGACTGCTTACAGCCTTGGTATTAGGTTTAGGGTAATACCTAAGATGAAGATAGCCGATGGTATTAATGCAGCAAGGATGTTAATACCTAAATGCCACTTTGATAAAGATAAGTGTGGTGAAGGCGTTGGTTATTTAAAACAGTATAGGCAGGAGTTTGATGAACGTAGAAAAGTTTTTAGAGACCATCCGTTGCATGATTTTACGTCACATGCGGCAGATGCGTTTCGGTATCTCGCTGTGGGTCTCGAAAATAGAAGTAACTTTACAAAACCTCCGCAACAAGTAGCACAGATGGAGTATAACCCATTCACGTTATGAGCAAGTCCACAGATGTAGAAGCTATCAAGTATTTGCTTGATTGGAGTGACTACCACGGCTGGTGGGGCGTTGAGGAAGTTCAACGCTGCATTAGACCGCCTATGATGTTAGGTCAGTATATGGTTTTAAGAGATAAATATAAGATGCCTATATGCTTTGCGACCTGGGCATTTCCTAGTTATGCTCACGTTGTAGAGTACACAGATAGCCTTTGTTTTCCAGCAGAAGGCTACGATGGTGGTGGTGATGTACCGTGGATAGTTGACTTTATTGCCGTTGGTGGCAAGAGAAATATAGCTATAGGTTTCCGAAAGCTAAAAAATATGTTATCTAATAAAGGGTATAAAAATGCGTACTGGCTGCGCACTGAGACACAAAAACTAGGCTTTCACAAGTGGAATTAGGAGATTGTTATGGGTGGTGGGCTACCAAGGTTTGTTCCCAAGTTTATTAGGAAACCAGTTAATAAGATTGTTAAAGCTGGCAGAAAAGTAGCGGCAGAGGCTTTTGAAGAAGTAATTGAGAAGCCAACCAAAAAAATTGCTGCTGAAACTTTTGACGTTGTTATGAACACTGACAAAGAAGAACGCCGCGCTATACTAAGTGGTGAAATGCCTGTAACGACACCAGAAGTTACCCCAGAGGTAACGCCAGAAGTTGTGCCAGACGAAACAATGCTAGGACGTGGCAAACGCCGTACTAAAGGTAAACGCTCTGGTGCGGCTGGTACATTAATAGAAGGTTACGGCATAACTTACGCAAAGCCTAGCTCAAAAGCACCGACAGGAGGTAGCGCATAATGTCTTTTTTAAAACCAAAAGTATATATACCACCAGCGCCACCGCCGCCTCCACCGCCAATGCAGGCAAGTGATGAGGACACACAACGCGCAGCAGCCCTATCTGAAGAAGCCACAATGAAGGTTAGAAGAAAAAAAGGTGCGGGAGCAACTATTGTTGCTGGCGCACTAGGGCAAGACGCAGCGACAGGCGGCACTGGCGGCGCACCTACATTATTGGGGTAATTTATGGACGATTTCATCAAAGGATTAGTCAAGCGTTACGAGTATCTTAAAACCTGCAGGGATAATTGGGATACACACTACCAGGAACTAGCTGACTATATGCTGCCACGCAAGGCTGATATTGTGCGAAAGCGCAGCCGTGGCGAAAAACGTATGGAACTAATCTTTGATGGTACTGCGTTGCAATCTGTTGACTTGCTGGCTGCAAGTTTGCACGGCATGTTGACCAGCGGTGCTACGCCTTGGTTTATGCTGGACATGAAAGATGGCGACGTAGGCCGCGATGATGAAGTGCGTGAGTGGCTGCAAGACAGTAGTATGCGCATGATGAGGGCGTTTAGCCAATCAAACTTTGAAACTGAAGTCCATGAGATGTATGTGGACTTAGTTGTGTTTGGCACAGGCTGTATGTTTGCTGAGATGGATGATGGCAGCTTGCGATTTAGCACACGCCACATTTCTGAGTTTTATGTGCAAGAAAATCAATACGGTATTGTTGATACAGTTTTCCGTGTCTACAAGATTCCGGCAAGGCAAGCGATACAACGCTTTGGGTTTGACCAAGTTACTGATTACATCCGCAAGGTTTTTCAAGACAAACCTGACGAAGAAATAGAAATACTGCATGCTGTGGTTCCGCGTATTAACCGTGACCCTAACAAAAAAGACAACAAGAACATGCCATTCGCATCGTTCTATGTTGATATGCAAACTAAGGGGCTGCTTTCTGAAAGTGGTTTCCAAGAGTTCCCGTATATTGTCCCACGATTTTTAAAGGCAACTGGTGAGACAATGGGGCGTTCCCCAGCGATGGTTGCGTTGCCTGATGTTAAGATGTTAAATCTTATGTCAAAAACAATCATCCAAGCTGCTCAGAAACAGATAGACCCTCCCCTTCTTGTTCCTGATGATGGATTCCTCTTGCCCATTAGAACGCAGCCTGGGGGATTGAACTTCTTTAGAAGCGGCACAAGAGACACAATTACGCCGCTAAACACAGG